TACATATGCTTCTATAGAAAAATTATCATCAAATTTTGATGCTTGAACTTCTTCAATAATTGAAGATTTATTTACAAATTTTCTTGGTATATAAGTAATCTCAACCCCATAAATTTGCAACTGCTCATTTATAAGATTTTGAACTAATCTTTGTTCACCGGGAGATCCTTGTAGAAAAAACGGATTGAGTGCCATACATATTACCCGATAAAGTCTAAAGGAGGTAACTCGTATTCGAGTTGCATCTTCTGTAAGATAGCATCTAGTTCTCTTTGCCCATCATCGTATATTTCTCTTCCATTTAATTCTAATCCACCGGGAAGTTTAACTCCTCTAAACTTAATTAAATTTTGACCCCATTGTCTTTTTAATAATGCAGTGAAATACATTTTTAAAAATGGATCATTATAAACTCTTGTAAAAGTATTTGGATCTAATGCCCTTTGACAATCAATAACTATAAAATCACCTTCAGCGAGTGAGTTATAATCTATGTCAAGATATAAACGATTTTGTTTTTTATTGAATCTTATTTGTCTTTCAGGAGTTAGTAAGAAGTCAATATCTTCTAAGTAACTCTTGACCATTGAATATTGTAGTAATTCAACAGAGTTAAAATAATACAAATCATTCAAAAATAACTGATATTTGATACTGAACATACCACCAGAAATAGAACTCATATCAAATTTAAATATCTTTTCTATACCTACAACTGTCTCAGGTACTTGAATAAAATTAGATGTTTCATAAAAGTTTGATGTAGTTGTACCATAACCACTAATTGCTGTAGATGTACCAGTGGTTGTTACAATACCTACACCTGTTGTTCCCTGTGCCTTTCCCCTGTCTATATCTCCTTGTGTAAACTGATATTTGAGATACATTCTTTCAATACCGTCAAAATGACGTTCTTGAAAATACTGAAATGCATCATCTACTAGATCATCAACCTGTTCATCACTCACGTTGATTTCTAAGACTGGTGCACCTAATTGTCTTTTGCAATATTCAATTAATTCTTCTCGTGAAGCAGGTTTCGCCATTAGAAATCCTCAGAATCTATTGTTATATTTTTTGGTTTTTTCTTACCTTTCAGTTGAATCAATAAATTTTCCTGATCAGTTACCTTTGTGCTTAATTGCTCAACAACATTATTTAAACCAAGTACTCTTGTTTCTAATGCTATTATTTGAGCAAGCATTTCGTGTGTCTTCTTTTGATAAACACCCAAAATCATTTTATATTCGTTTTCATCCATAACAGAGTATAAAAAAAGGTGGGAATACACCCACCTATATTTATAAGTTATACTTTACACGTTAGAACGAGCCACCATCCACTGTTATATTAGATAGTTGTCTTACACTTCCATCATGACTTATTACTGCTGATAAACCTGCTGCATCTTTAACAAACATACCACCTGCTTCAATTGTAGCATGTGTAGAGTTAGTTAATACACTTGTACTCTCTGATACATCTGCGCCAAAAGCGATTCTCCCTACAGAATCATCCCAGAAGACTGCTGCTTTCTTTGCAGAACCACTATAATAATGGAATATTAAACCAACGTCTATGTTAGCATCTGATGATGGAGCGACTAAGGATCCACCACTGTTAACAAGACCTACCTCAATTAAACTATCCTCAACCTTTAAGGTTTCAGTATTAATTATTGATTGTGATCCTAATATTGTTAAATTTCCGTTAACTGTTAGATTATCATCAACTGTAACTGTACCATCAGCAGAGTCTAATGTAAGAGCACCACTTGAAGTATCAATCTCATTATCACCAGTAACACCAATTCGTATGTTACCTCCAGTTAAGTCTGTAAATACACCTGTAGATGCTGAATTAGCACCGATAGTAGCTCCATCAACTGTACCACCGTTTATATCTGCAGTGTCTGCTACTAATGAGTCAATCTGTGCAGTTCCATCAATGAATAGATCCTGCCACTCATTTGTAGATGATCCTAAGTCTCTTGCACCATCAGTAGATGGTAATAAATCACTATCAAATCTACCAGTTGCTGTAATCGTATCTGATGTAGCGTTACCTAGATCAACATTACCTTTAGCATTTAACAATCCCTCAAATGTCGCATCATGAGGTGTATTGACTGCATTTGAATGAGTAATAATAGCATTACCCATATAACCATGAGCAGTGCACTGATAATGTAAAACAGCAGGGGTAGTGTCTGAGATTGTAATCTCAGTATAAGTATTTTGAAAACTTACACCTGTTGTATAATTATAAACCTTTGCAGCATCTAGGTAAAACTTTAATGGATGACTACCTGTGTTATCATGTACAAATCTGTATGTTTTACCTGGAGTCAAGTGTAGTATTGGTGATTCTACACCATCAATCTTATATCCATTACTACTACCTGTACCATTATACCTGTGTGCTGCGGACTTCGCTGCAACAGTTACAGCAAAGTTTTGTGTAGTGGCAGAGTGTGGTGCTTGTAAATATGAAAATCCTTTTAACGCTGTTGTAGTTGTAACACCAGAGTTATTAATTGCATCTGCTTCTAAAGTACCATCTAAGTATAAATGTCTCCATTGCTGTGATGCTGAACCCAAATCAAATGTATCATCGTCGTCTGGAACAAGACTTGAAGCAAATTCACCACCAACTACAATATCATCTGCTGATGAATCACCAAGTCTAACTGTTCCACCACGGAAAGTAACAATACCTATAAATTCTGACTCACCCTTAACAAATAATCTATCACCAATTGAAACAGCAGCACCAACAGTAACACTCTTTTCAATACCAACACCACCTTCAACTATTAAAGCTCCTGTATCTTTAGTAGTTGAATCAGTTGTGTCTGATATTGTAATAGGACCAACAAGTGTTCCACTTGTCATCCAACTTAAGTTACCACTACCGTCGTTTTGAAGAATACCGTTTGTGACGTTAGTAGCAGGGAGTGTGTATGTTAAGTTACCACCTAATGTTGCAGGTGATTTTAGTTCTATATAATTATCGCCATTGTTAGCACCTTCTACGATTCTTACCGCAGAACCAGCAGTAGCAGTTTCTCTTGTCCAGTACCTATGTGATCCAAAGAATTTGTTATTAGCAGCATCGTTATCGAGACCAATATAAAAATCAAATTCATCAGTTACAAACGCTGGTTCACCTGCTTTCAGAGCAGGTAAACTACTGTTGGCACCTCTTTTAAACTTTATTACAGGAGCAGCCATTGTTTAAAATCTACCTTTTAGTTATTATTTATTGATAATCTATGTTTAATCAGAACGTTCCAGCGTCAAAAGCATCATCATCAACTGAATCTGCTAGGTCAACAATCTGTGCTGCATCTACGTGTAGGTATTTGTCGGTGTCTGCATCATACATTAAAAATGTATTATCAGCTCTGGAAGTAAGATCAATATCTTGAACTTGTTCAAGTTCTTGAAGTGTCGTTAGAGTTGTAGTCGCTGCTTTTTCGGAGGCAACAACTTTCTTAACTGTACGTTGTCCTATTCTAACTGTAATAGGATTAGTGTTTTTTACTACTCTTATGCTAGCCATTAGGTTCGTGTAACTGCTTGTGATACGAGCACCATTCCCTCAACAACACACTCCATAACTCCAGTTGTATTAGTAGTTATAACATCATATACATGTCTACCTGGTTTAAGGGCAGCAGTTTGTGTTGTCGAAAGACCGATTTGTATTTTTCCACCAGAAGCATCATATAAAGATGTTGTGAAGGTTGTTATACCAGTAGTTGCACCACGATGTTTACGCATCTGAGCAGCAACACCAAAACCAGTTAGATTTACTGGTGAATTAGTTACACCATCCTCTAAGGTAAACACTTGTTCAAATGTAGTACCCGTTTTAATTACTAAATTACTGGAGTATACAGCCATACAATATCACCGATCTTAGTTATTTATCTATCTAAAAGTTGTCTTAACTGATTTTTTAACTCATCAATTTCATTTCTGAGATCTTCTATTTCTCTCTTTTCAGTTAATTTTTTATTTTTTGCTTTCATATAATTTGCATATCCATTTGTATCGGTGTTTACAATTGCACCTGACTCTTCACGGTATAGATGTTTGTGTCCTTCTACTGGTATCATTATCCTTTTGGAAATACTCCTTTTGGTGCGTTTACTGCTGACTTATTTAAAAATTTATTAGTAAATGTTTTTGTCTGTACACCAGAAGGTCCTTCAGTTGTTGATGTTATCTTATTATCATTATCTTTAAAAAATTTCATTACTTCTGGTTCTTGAAGATATTGATCTTGTTCAGCACCAGGTGTATCTAGAATATTATTACGATATTTATTTCCACTTTTTAATCCGTGAATTGGTGGATTGTGACCATAATCATATGGACCAACATTTTGTTTTCCAGTTTTTTGATCTATGAAGGGATTCTTAGATTGATCCTCCATAAATTGTTGAAATGTTTTCATCCGACTATGGTATCAAACCAATCCTGACTCATACCTGAGATAATTTTATCTGCAGAATCAGCATCAACTGCATACTTCTCATTAATCAGATGTTGCTTTACTTTCTCGTAATTCTCGTGAATCTTTTTTGTTTCTCTTGGAGTTGGCTTCATTGTATTAGTAAATCTACTAAGTTATTTATTAACTAAATTGTTTCCATCTAGAGTGATGTACTCAAACAAAGAGATATTTCCAGCAACTATTAATCTCTCATCTTCCTCATCTTCTACCTTATCTACACCATGTACTCTCCAAGGTGGATAGACGTAAAAATGTCCAGTATCTTGTTTACCAACATAATTTTTTTCAAAATCATCATTCAAAAAATAAAAACATTTGTTCTTTGATGTTTTTATTATATGATTGAAACTAATAATTTCAGTGCCATAAAAATGATCATGAGGCTCATGTCCAAGTGTTTTATTGTTATAATATTGAGCCCATATTTCAAATCCATATTTACATCTTTTAAACATTCCAATATCTTTCATCATCTTCTCTATGATATTTGAGTAGAACTCCATCAAGCCATCAACTTTAGTAAAATGTTTTAAATCAGTATAAGTTGTTATTAAAGTATTAACATCATTAACACTCATAGATTTAACTAACCTATCCTGTAGATAAGATGGCATTTCTATATGAGATTCCCAAATAAACATCAATTATAACCTGCTTGAAACTTATTCCATTCAATTGCATTCTTAATTTGGTAAGTTCGTCCAGATATATTTCTAATAATTTCCTCTAAAAATTTAAGCATAGTATCATAATATTTAATTTTCATATCAACTTTATTCATTTTATCATCAGCTTCAAGATGTCTTTGGATTGCATCTTTCTCACGAACCTTATAAGGAAATGGTTCTTCCGCATAAACTTCTGCAGTTGCTTTACCCGTGTAATAATTATATCTTTCTAATCTAACTTTACTATACTGCTCCCTTGCCTTCTCTCTCAACAAAGTAATTGTATTGTAGAGTGTATAATACTTTGAGTGAAGTTGTGGTATTTTTAATGATTCATCATGTAAATTATCAGGGTCGATACGAGAATCTCTTTCCCACATCTCCTGAATTTGTTCAAGATTCATGTAGTGCTGCTTGTTATCTTATATACAGTATACTTGAAAGTTGCCTCTGCTGTAAAGTACTGAACATCAGTATTAGTTGCATCAAAATCGAGTGAAGTTAATGATACTGGAAATAAATCATTAAACTGTACCTTTGCAACTTCACGAAAATTACTATTAAGTATTCTTAAAGTTCCATCACAGAAAGCTTCTTTTGGATCTCTTATACCATCTACGTCTGTAGTAATATCTTCAAACTGTTTTGCTGTTTCTGGAAAACCAAGTCCTCTCAGCCATGTATAGACTGAAATGTAATTTTCCATATTTTCATCAACTAGAAAACGAAGTGTGAAATCTCCAAAAGTTAATCTTTCTCCTGGTACATCTATATTCTTTAAATATGATGCTTGCGTTGCAAGTTCAAGGCTTAACTCTGGTATTCTAGCAGAATTAGAGAAAAAGTCAACCTTCGGAAACTTTGCCAAATTAAATTTGAACGCTACTCCTGATAGAAAATTTCTATTTGCTATTTGTTTTCCGAATGCCGAACTAGTCATTATCTTTTTGATTATTTATTGTCTTTCGGTAAAAACAATTCCTTGTAAATGATCATATTCGTGTAGAAATACTCTTGCAGCAAGACCATCCAATTTTATTTTATGATCTTTTTTATCTTCATCTTCGTATTTTACAACAATTCGATTTGGTCTTTGAATGTTTATAATCTCATCAGGAAATGATAAACAACCTTCTTCAAACCAAACATCATCATCATATCTTTTAATGATACGAGGATTAAAACAAGTGATTGTTTCTTCTGTTTCCATGTTTAACATCATTACAAATACTCTTTCACCAATACCAATTTGATTTGCAGACAGTCCAATCCCTTCGTAATGAATCATATTCTCTTTCAGAATACGAGATATTTCACGACGATCTAAATCCTCACTACAAGGTTTTACTCTTTCGTGTAGTATTGGATGTGTGTTAGGTGTTAGCTGTAGTATCATCTTTCCTTGGATTATTTAGAAACCAAGTAGGACCCTCCATTGTAAAATCTATATAAACCGTTTTTGCATAGTGAATTCCACGGTAACACAGAAAAGCAAAGACCTCATCGATATCATGCTTATCTTCGTCCCATTCTGGTTCTTGTCCTCTACCTAATAAGTGTAACATTTGTCTTAGCCTCCTGTAACATTATTTAGGTTTCCAAACATTGACAAAAAAAGAGACCCCCGAAGGAGTCTCTGGATATCTCGAACGAGATATTTATTACATAAGGTTGGATACCTTAACTCTTCTGTAGTAACGGTTTGTGTTACGTGTAAGTGTTCCAAGTCCTTGAGTTGTTCCTTGTGAGAATGGGTTCTCAACCATACCATATCTGGTCTTGAATCCAATTTTTGGTTGGAATGTATCCTGACCAACCGCACGAACCATCTGTAATGGTACATATGGGCAGTAGAATAATCCAGCGTCATAAGGAGATGAACCCTTGTAACCGATAACATAGTACTGAGTATCAGATACGTTAGCAGCAAATGGGTCGATGTACACTCTGTACTTACCTTGTAACACACCAGCGAAGGTATTACCTGTGTCGTCAACGTTTAAGTTTGCATTAAGAGCAGGAGTGTAATCAAGTACACCAGCCATAGTTAATGCAGAAGCAACGTCAGCAGAGCACATAATCATGTTGCCCTTTCCACGACGAGTTCTTTGTGCGATTGCGTTAGCATCTCTTTCCATCTGGAAAATAAGACCCTTGAACTTCTCAACTGACCATCTTCCGTTGGAGTCTGTGTCTAAGTCGAATGTTCCTGCAGAAGCAACGTTAGCCTGAGCACCTGGTTCAGCGACGTTATAGATTGTTCTGATAACTTCTCTGTTGATTTCGGAAAGTATCTCAGTTGATAGAATATTTGCTAACTCAGCCTCAGCGTTCAATCCGTGGATTGCTTTGAGGTCTTGAGCTAATTCTAAACTGTACTCTGCCTTTAGAGCTCTGGACTTAGCAGTAACAGTTACTTTCTCGATGGAGAATGCCATCTCGTTGAAAGCGTCGCCTGTTGTACCTAAATCTTCTGACTCAGTGGTCTTCATACCCTGACCAACGTTGTACTCAACTGGGTCTGTAGGTGATGCAGCACCACTTAGAAGACCTGGGTTTGCATCGGTGTCTCCACCATCTCCAAGTTTCTTAGATGCAGTTGTACCTAAACCAACGTTACCATTTACGAAACCACCTGTAAGGTCGAA